GGTCTCGACGAATCGAAGCTGGCGGGTAAATTCGATCGCCTTCTCGATCGCCTGGAGGAAAATCACAGGCCTCGCGCCAGTGAGAAGCTCTTGCTCGAAGTCCTGCGAGAATGCGGCAAGCTGCTCGAAGCGTATCCGGTCGCGCGCTCCTCGACCGCTAGCGCTGGCACGTCACCAAACGTGCCGGTCCAGCTCGTCACGATGGTTCCGCGCCCGGAGCGCGAAACAGAAGTACCACCCAGTCCATCCGACTTGCCAGCGATCGCTCCGGCCGGCGCGATTCAGCCATAGACCTTCCGTACGCTCGTCACTCGTCGCTTTTCTTGAGGAGGCATCATGTCCGTTAGCAAAAAAACGCTTGGATATGCGGTTCAGCTCGGAGGCACCGGCGCGATCGTCGTTGGCGCGGTTCTGAGCGTCCATCACGCCGCGATCGCGGCCGCAATTCTCGGCGGAGCTGCTGCGCTATACATCGGCAAAAAGATTCGCGCGCTTAGTTAACCGGTTGCGAATTGGCAAGCGCGGCGCGGGTCATCTCGGGCCCGGCGAAAGGCAATCGGGCGGTCGTAGCGCCGGCATCCTGCCGGCGAATGTGCGTGACGCCACCGCGCGGAAAAACGCCGGCGAGATGCCGGCGCTACGAATGCAGTCTTGCCATTCGTACAATTGATCGGCCAACCCCGCCCTTATTTCAAATTGCATATGTCCACTACTGTCCAATCCGGGCTGGACCGCTGGCTCAATGATGGCGTTCCCGCCGCTGATTGCATCGTCGAGGACACCGCCGATGCAATCACCATCGCCGACACGCATCTCGACGCAAGTGCGCTCGCGTCCGCCGACGAGTTGTCCTCGCGCCTCGTGCTGCCCTATACGCCTTTTCCGCGCCAGCAGGAATTTCATCGATCGCCGGCGAAGTACCGTCTCTTTGGCGGCGCAGCAGGGCCGGGTAAATCGAAGGCGCTTCTGATGGAGGCAATTCTGCAGGCGCACGAGCATGCGGGTGCCAACTCGCTGCTCATGCGCCGTACTTTTCCAGAGCTTGAGGCGTCGCTTCTACTCTATTTTCGATGCGATGTCCCGCGCGAGCTCTATCGCGCGTTCAACGACACGAAGCACGTCGTCTCCTGGTGGAATGGCTCGACTACGCGGTTTGGCTACAGCCGCAGCGAGAACGACATCTACCAGTATCAAGGCGCCGAATATCTTTTTATCGGCGTTGACGAACTCACGCTCTTCACGCTGAAGCAGTGGCAATTTCTGACTTCACGCAATCGTTGCCCTGTGCCCGGCGCGTTTGCGAATATGGCAGCCGCATCGAACCCCGGTAACATCGGCCACGCTTGGGTGAAATCGCTTTGGATTGATAAGGAGGCAGCGGCCGGAATGGAGAGCCCTGCTGAATACGATCCTGAGGACTACGCGTTCATTCCCGCGCGCGTCTGGGACAATCCGATTTACGCGACCGACGCCAACTATTTAAAAACGCTTCATGCGCTGCCCGAACATTTGCGGCGCGCGTTTCTAGACGGCGATTGGGACGTTTTCGCGGGGCAATACTTCAGCAATTTCGATCCCGCGCAGCACGTGGAACGCGCCGAACGGATCGGATTCGCGGATTGGTGGCCGCGCTGGATTTCGATGGACTGGGGCTTCGAGCATCCCGCGGCGGTTTATTGGCACTCGCAGGACAAAACACGCACGGTGACGTATCGCGAATTCGTCCGGCAGCACATGAGCCCGCGCAATCTGGCGCATGAGATTGTCGAGCGCTCGCGCGGCGAGAGAATTTCGAATGTGTATTTGTCGCCCGATGCCTTTGCGCGCCGCACGGATGAGTCTTCGATCGCCGAGCAGATCGGCGACGTGCTCGCGGCAAACGGATTGCCGCGGCCTATTCCGGCAGACAACGATCGCGTCGGCGGTTGGCTACTGATGTACCAAATGCTCGACGCCGGCGAATGGATGATCACCGAGAATTGCGCGGAGTTGATTCGCACATTGCCGTCGCTGGTGCGCGATTCAGCGCGGGTCGAGGACACCGAGAAAATGGACGGCGACGATGCGGCCGACGCGGCGCGATACGGATTGAAATCGCGGATGAGGTCGCAGACCGGAGCGAATGCGCCATTCGACCAGCGCATCGCCGCTCGCGTTACATCGAACGATCCGACCATTCGCGCGATTCAGGCCCGCAAGGCCGAACTCGATGAACAGCGGCGCAGTGGTCCAATCTCCTTTGCGCGACATCACCCGCGCCCAGGCGCGCCGTTCCGGCAATTGTAGGAATGGTGGTTCCGACCAGTTCGGGACGCAGAAACCGCGTGAAGCCAGCGTTTTTTGTAGCGCGTGAGACCAGCCGCTTTTCTTTGGTGAATGACATGCTTTCACTACTTCGCACAATCTGGCTGCGCATCACGGCATCGCGCTATACGCGCGCACTTGAGGAAGAAAATGCACGGCTGCGGGCGGAGAATCGCGCACTGCTGAATTCGATTCTCGGAATTGCGGGGATTCCGCCGTTGCGCGTGGATGCCGAAGTCGAGCGACAACGTGGGCGTGATTTGCGGGCTGCGTCTCGCACCGGGAAAGGCGGCACGTCTTATGACGCGCCTCACAATTTCCATCCGCGCGTTGACGGTAAACATAAAGCCGATCCGCAACGCGCAACTCCCGAAAGCGACGCTAGGGACAGCGATCGCGTCTCCGAGGAGACCCGCCGCAGCGCTCGCGCGAAAGGCCTGATCGTTCCCGCTAATCCGTTGCGGCGACGTTCGTGGCAGCAAATCGGACGAATGCTCGAGATCGAAAACGTCCGCCGCATGAACAATCGCGACAATTCCGATTCGATGCTGTAGCGAGGAGCAAACATGCCAATGATTCGAGGACGCTATTACATGAACCCTACCATGGGCGCGGCGATCGAGAACACTCGCGCGCTTGGCAACGCATCGCAATTGGGCGAAGGCCCGAGCGATCCATTCACTGACGAGGGCGCAAGCGATTCGTTCGGGCAGGAAACCGGCGACTCACCCGCTACCGCGATACATCGGGTGGAAATCGAAATCTCAGCGACGCCGGGTGGCGGGCGTTCCAGCGGGCGCAATTCGCGTGGGTACGTGGCGCATATACATCGCGAAACGATTGACGCGGCGCCAGCGGGAGCAAACAGCGTGCGCGGAGCATTCGGAGTTCCATCGGAGACACCGGGGATTGCAGCGCATTCTGGGTCGCAGGCGGCGCCGGGATTTGTGCCTCGCGGCGTGTTCGCGCCCGCGCCTGAGACGCACGTGTTCACGACGCCAGGGGATCTGGTGAATTTTCTCCGCGATGCTCTTGCCGAGGATTAGACGCGAAGCTTTGTCTCGATGAAGGGAAAACGCGGCCAGCTCAAGGAGAGGCAAACGTCGCATCGGGGCGCTGGCTTCCAGCCCGCGAATTTGATTCATACCGCCGCACACTAAACCGCGAGCAAGATGGCCGCGCCACGAATGACTCGCGCGTGATCGCGCGGCTAATTGGGGCACAGGCCGATTTTTATCGTGACGTCCGAGAATTTGACCCACGCATCGAGGACACATGGCGAACGATTTAAATATTGCGTTTCCGGGCGAACCGTCGCCGGCGAATCCGGCTGTTGTGCCGGTGGAGAGTCCCGCGACTGGGCCTGCGCGGCCTGATGATCCGATTTCAGTCCTCGAAGGCGTGGCGTACGGCGCGAACAACGAACATCTGCCCGATCGACTTCAGGCTGCGTTGCGCCGCATCGTTTTCGATTTCACCACGGAATCCGAGACGTCACGACGCGCGGAAGTCCGCCGCATCAAGCAGGCGCACCAATTCTGGCGGGGCCTGCAATATCTCTGGTGGAGCGAGCAGGATCAGAACTGGCATCTTCCGTTCGAGCAGAAATTCAGCGATCAGAGTTCGCTCGAGGATATGCCGCGGTACGAATTCGTCACGAACATCTACCAGGCTTTCGGCCTTTCCATCATCGCGGTCCTTTCACAGGATATTCCGCGCGTGCGATTTTTCCCTCAATCCGCGCAGGCGGAAGAGGATGTTTCCGCTGCGAAGGCGGCCACGGAAGTTTCGCAACTTGTCGAGCAAAACAATCGCATCGGCAACGTAATCGTTGAGGAAGCGTTTCAGCTTTGGACGGGCGGCAAAGTTGGCGCGTATGTGCGTTACGTTGTGGACGGCCAGCGATTCGGATTCCATCCCGAAACGCAGATTTCCGCGCGGCAAGTGAAGATCGCGCCGGATGTTTGGCGTTGCAAGCAATGCGGAGCGGAAATGCCGGCGAATGGAAATGCCGCCGCACCGAATGTTGGCGCCCCGCTTGCTGCGCCACCAACCTCGGGAACTAGCACCCCGATGAGAAACGGCCGACCTTCTCGCGAGCCCTGTGGAAACGCGTCAGCGGCAGACTTGCCGCTCTGCGAATGCGGAGCGCTTTTTGAGCTTGGCGATTACGTACCGGGCGATGTGGTGGCAGTGCCCGCCGCGCAAACTCGATTGCGGGTGCCTAATGGACAGGAAGTGGTGACGATCGTCGGCGGCCTCGAGCTGAAGACTCCGTCCTGGGCGAACGAAATGCACGAATACCCGTTCCTGCAATGGAACATGGAAGTGCATCAGGCGAGGCTGAAGGCAGCTTACCCGCATGCGGCCACCAAGATTGGGCCGCCTGTCGCGCCGGGGGAATCCGCGCAGTACGAACGGCTCGCGCGCCTCGCGCAGTCGCAAGGCGGTCCGCTCACCGAGGGCGGCGATTACAACATGAATTTGATCACGTTCCAGAGAACGTGGCTGCGCCCGTGGTCGTTCTACCAACTCGACGATCAGAAACTTCGCGATGAATTGCTGGCGCTTTATCCCGATGGATGCTACGTGGCTTTCGCGGGCGACGCGTACTGCGAATCGCGCAACGAAAATATGGACGACCACTGGCGCGTACTTCACGCATTGCCCGGCGACGGATCGAGTGGCCGGCCAGCGCTTGGCGATGCGCTCATCTCCGTGCAGGAACGGTTTAACACACTCTCGAATTTGCAAATCGAAACCTACGAGTACGGTATTCCGCCGATTTACGCGGACAGCGAAGTCCTCGATTTTGACGCACTGCAATCGCAAACAGCCGAACCCGGCGCGCACTATCCTGCGCGCGCGAAGCCAGGACAGCCGCTTGCCGCAGGATTCTTCCAGCCTGAGCCCGCGCAAATTCCTCCGGACCTCGCTGAGCACGCTGCGAGTCTTATGGGGCCCGTCGCGCAATTTCTTACGGGCGCTTTTCCGGCGCTTTTTGGCGGCGCGATGACGAACAACGACACCGCCGCAGGATACGCGATGGCTCGCGATCAGGCGATGGGGCGGATAGGCCTTGTGTGGCGCGCGATGAAATTCTTCCACGCTGACGTGATGCTTCTCGCCGTGGATTGCTTCCGCAAGAATCGTCCCGGCGACGTCGAAATGACCCTCCTGGGCGCGGGCTCGGCGTTCGAATCGAAGTGGATTCGCATTGCCGACCTGAAAGGGAATTTGTTTTCGTATCCCGAAACCGACGAGCAATATCCGACGATGTGGTCGCAGCAGCGGGCTGTCTTGATGCAATTGATCGGCAGTAACGACCCGCAGATTCAGCAAATCCTCGCGCATCCGGACAACTTGGCGCTTATCAAGAGGCTCATCGGCCTCGAAGAAATCGTGATTCCCGATGAAGAGTCGAGGACGAAACAGTATCGCGAAATCGCGCAGCTCGTCATCGAGCAGCCGTTGATTGAGCGTGATCCGCAAACCGGCGCGGAGACAATTGTGCCGAGCATCATGCCGGATCCGTTTGCTGATAATCACGCGGTCGAACTTGAAACGTGCAAGCGGTGGTTTTCCGCGGATGCGGGGCAGGTCGCGAAAGTGGATTCGCCAGCGGGATACGCGAACGTGCGTGCCCACGCGTTATTGCATCAGCAATTCTTACTGCGGCAGCAACAGCCGCTAGCGGCGCCAGCGGTGCCGCACAGCGCACGTCGCCACTGAGGGCAAGAGTGCGCACATCTTGGCGCGGGCTTCCAGTCCGCGAAAGTGAATCACGCCCGCGCAAAGAAGCACGCGGGCAGGATGCCCCCGACACGAATGCGCTCTCCGCAAAAATAAAACGGGGTGGCCCTGAGGCCACCCCGTTGCGCTGTTCTCTGCCTTCTCCTTCGACTTGCAGCGTGTGATTAAAACTGTGTTTTTGCCAGGGAGATTCTGTTATTACAGCGTCCTGTTCACCGCATTCGAGTCGATGCGGCCGCCGTAGGCGGTGCGCTGCGATGGCGGCGGCGCGACCATCCGCACAACGTGCTGCAGCCGTTCAGGATTGAACGGTTTCGCCATGCAGACGACGGCGCCGATCTGATGACTCTCAGAGTAGTCGGCCGGCGACGCCGAACTCGTCAGCAAAATTACGGGAATCTTTTTTAAGCGATCGTTCTTTTTAATGATGACGCAGAGGTCGCGGCCGTTCATGTCCGCGCCTTCGACTTCAGCGATCACCGCGACGGGGATGGCAGTCTTCAGGACGTCGAGCGCAGCCTTGGCGGTCGGCACGTGCGCGAAGTGATAGCCGTCCTGCTGGAGCAGCGCACTGAGCGTGGCCACGACCTGCATATCGGATTCGACGAGCAGCACCATCTGGCGAATCGCCTGTGCGGCGTAGGACGCGTACATCGCGTTGGAGCCGTAGGACGATCCAGTCTG